GACTCGACCAATTCACGGTTGACACGCATTTCATTGCAGCGGATTGCTGTTCTGTCTTTCGCGTCCTTCATGACTTCGTAAAGTGAACTAATTGTGATCTTCTCCTTTCTTACCGCAAGCTCCTTGATCCAATCATGGTATTTCTTAGTGGGTTTGACCCAGAGGTCGGGCTTAGCAAGCTCGGGTTCTGTTTCTTTCACACTTAGGAGTTCCAGAGCTGGTCTCGCTTTCCCTAGGACGTAAGTCTTTCGGTTATGTGAGTGTCCAAAACGGAACATATGGAAGAGCGCGTGATCGAGATCCAACTCCTTGCGGAAGTGGTCCTCGACAAAAGGGAAGAGATGGTCAGGAAGAGGACCTCCCAGACACATGGGCATGTACAGAGACTGATTCGTTTTCTCTAACTCTTTAGCCAATCGTTTCTTGAAGAAACGGGACATGGATGACAGCTCGCTGTTGTTTTGAGCCTGGCTACAGAAAGAGCTCCACTTCTCGAGAACATTTGATTCCATCGAGTTCAGATCGCCGAAACGAAGTACAGGTAGGACACCTGAACGGAGTAGCAATCTGGAGTTAATGGTACCAAAGAATTGGGAAATGTAGTTCTTTCCAACTGAAAGAGAGAGACCAAGATCCGCCACGGCCTGTTTCCAGACCGGGTAGATATTGGGGGTTGACACGAACAAAAGGTCGTCACCATTCACAAGAACATCGTCGTCGTGGAAGAGGGGTTTGAGTCCTCTTTTCTTGCGTAGTGAGTTCTCTATCGGCTCTCCACGTGCTTTGATAACACTTGCATAATTGACAAGACAAAGCACAGGGAAAGACAAGAGGGAACCCATCAACTGACCTCGGGTTTGTGTGATGACACAGTCTTTGTAATGCACCTCGTGTGCAGAAGTATCTAGTAGAAGGATGTCGGAGATGATCTTCCGCATCCATGTCGAGCGAACCTTGTTCCGGGCGGTGTGGAGTATACCGTCCATCACTGTTTTTATGACGTCTAATGGCAAGTTGTCAGTAGCCGCGTCGTAATCACCAGAGATGAAGACTTTCTCCTTGTCTTCGGAAATAACGCGTCGGAGCCTCTCCGTGCTTTCTTCTACCGTCTTGCCAGACGTTAGTTCAAAAACCGGAAGGGTTCCAAGGTGTTCTGTCATCGATTCTTGGATCATTTTCAAAAGGAAGGTAAAGCCATTACCCTTTGTTATCACTCGGACCTTGAGAGGTTCGGGGATTGCGACGGGTTTTACAGCTATACGTTCTTTTTGGAGGTTCTGTGTCCAGAGTTCAAGGTCAACAGCACGAGGGTCAATCTTCCGATTCTGCAAGTAGCCAGAGCATCTACATTTCAATACGTAGCATTCCTCCAGCTTCTCTACAGGACCGATAGGTTGTCCACACGCCATGTTGCCCCTGAACTCAGGACAGAGATACTCGCAGCGAAGATCGCCATAGAGTTCATGTAAAACGGGAAACAGATCTACTTGTTCTCGTTGTCCACGAACTCCGATGGAGATCCCCGCAGCGGGGTCCAAAACAGTCGATTTCAAGGTGGCTCGGTACCCACCCTTTTCTCGTGATGCTTCAAAAGTAGCACGTTGAGTTGGGGCAGGGATTCTTTCTACTATGGTCACGCCGCGACCGAATTCCTCCGCGATCTTGAGCAGGTCAAGATGGGTTTCGGCCGTAACGGTTGGAGATGATGACATCATGGTCTCCTTGTGTTTTAAGAGCGTCGCTTCGACAAAGGACTTTGGCGTCAGCTTAATCCATCTCTTTGTTTGCAACAAAGACATGAAGAGAGCGACACCACGTCGACGCATGACTCTTTTACCACTAGGGAACGTTCTCCAAATGAGATGTTCGAGACGAACCAACATCTTCTTCGAAAAGAAGACAGATAGGTCCGTTGAGATTAGC